CCTCACGACCCCTACCCCACCCCTGTATATAATAGAGGGTATGAAATTCGCACGTCAAAAATTTGTCAGGAGTCTACGTCTCTCTATAGGTTTACCTATATATAGATCGTCGAAAAACCCCTGTCAAAACCCATAACCCCTTTGTTTTCTAGTAGTTAATCCTTGACACGAAAACAGCCCCTCCATGTCGCCATTTGACAAAATTTTCAAACTCTACCACCTGTAGTGGTCAAACGCTCGTTTAACTACTCTCTGTTGTGGAAATTTTTGACATCGAGTTTTCGCCCACACCTCATTTTCATGGCATCTATAACTCCTGTGTTCACAAGCACTTACAGAATTTTGACACGAAATGACATCCACGGCGGTTTTGGGTGTCAAACGGGTGTCAAAAACTTGACACACACTACATCTTGTGATATGATTAGTTGAAATCGCCCTGCACCTCACGCCGCCATAAGGCTGAACACCAGGCAAAGGCAGACACAATACGATGAGGGCGGGGTCTGCACCTTTATGAATGGATTCGACCTCGACGAGCCAGCCTCCTCCCCCCCTGAGCACGCCTCCGGCTCGTCGCAGGTCGGGTCATCGTCGCGCACGCATGGCTCTGATGGTCGTCGAACGTGTCCTGCACGGCAAGTCGATCCCGAAGATCGCCACGCAGTTCGGGCTGAGCGTCAAGACTGTCAGTCGGTACCTTGCAGTTGCCAAGGACGAAGGAATGTTTGAGGAACTCAACGACCGGCTCCGCGATGTGACCGCCCTCGCACTCGACGTCGTCAAGAAAAAGCTCGAATGCGAGCTACAGAGTGAGAATCCCAAGGTCGGTGAAGCCTTTAAGATTCTCAAGGGTACACACACACTTCTGGGGCAGAATAGGCCAACACCCCTAGAACCGGGGGAGGTCGAACGGTCTCTCTCTGGTTATATCCGAGAGCGACAACAATATGATCAAGAACGTCCCACCGGACCTCAACTTCTCGTCCCGAGTCACAGCAGTATCGCCGGGGAAGTATCAAGCAACGACGACGCTCGGCCAGCAGGAGATCAAGGGCGCGGTCATGGACTCCGAACGACAAGCGACATTCTCGCTCAGGCAAACCGTCGAACAGATGACACTGAACAATAAGCTCCATCTCGGATGATTGCTGAGCGCATTACGTTCACCGAAGCAATTCACGAACCACGCCTCCTCAAACGCACCTGGGTCTCGATGAGCGGCCCACAGCAGGTCATGCTGAAAGCGCTCTATGGGCTCCCCCTCGACACAGAGGAGGAGCGCTACCACTGGAGCGTCCTTCAGGGGGGCGCGACCTTCGACGACCTCGGCTTTCCCGTCACGCCCGTCACAGAGGTGACCTACACCCCCAATGAATATCACTCCGCGTGGGCCATCCTGGGTCGACGGAGTGGTAAGACCGACAAGTTTCTCTCGTTCGTTCTCGCCTACGAAGCTTCGATGGGTGGGCACATGCGCTACGTCGCCAAGCGTCAAAAGTGCCGGTCGTTCATCGTCGCGCAGAAGCTGCCCCTCGCACAATCCATTCTTGATGAGTTTGTGATGGGCATCTTAGATGAATCACCCATCCTCAAAAATGAGGTAGAGAAGTCCAACGCTGATGGGATTCTCCTGAAGAACGGGCACGTCATCGCGCCATCGCCCCCCACACGGCGGTCCTTTCGGGGTTTCGCTGTACCGATTGTGGCGTGTGACGAGGTGGGGTTCTGGTATTCCGAAGAGGAAGCGGCGAACCCGGACTACGAGGTCATCCGTGCGGTCGAGTACGCACAGATCCAGTTTCCCGACCACAAACTCCTTGGGGCGTCCACACCCTGGAGTAAGGAGGGGATTCTCTGGGCCGCGCACAACGCCGGGACCGGAGGGCGGAAACTCACCACAGATGATGAGGACCGCGAGCGCTTTCGGCAAACCGTGGTCTACCACGCACCGACACCAGCCATTGAGAACCCGATTCTCGACCGTCGCTGGTTTACGCGCACGCAACTCAAGGACCCCGACGCCTATATCCGTGAAGTGCGCGCCCAGTTCGTCGATGCGGTCTCGGGGATGTTTCCCGATACGCTGCTCGACGACGCGATGCACAATGCCCCACAGTGGCGCGAAGCCTACCCACGTAGTGGGCACCCGGAGGACCAGAAACCATTCTACATCGCCGCGCTCGACCCGGCGTTTCGGAAGGACAAGTTCGCGTTTTGTATCGGACACTATGAACCCGCACGCGGCTTTGTCCAAGATTGGATACAAAGCTGGAAACCGGAAAAAGGAGTTTCACTCAACCCCGCCGTCATTCTTGATGAGATTGCCCAGAAAATCAACGAATACCACGTTGTGAACGTCTACTCCGACCAATATCAGTTGGAAGCGCTGAAGGAACTGGCCCTAGACCGGGGCTTTGTGATTCAGGGTCAGGACTTCACTGCCAACAGTAAGGCAAGGATTTATGGGTCATTCCAAACGCTACTTCGTACGACCCGCGCACACCTCCTCCACAATAAAGAGCAGCGTCAGGAACTTCTGGGCATCGAAAAGCATATCGGCTCAGGAGGTAATGTCCGCATCGGTGCGCGCGTTGGGCAGCACGATGACCTCGCCACAGTTGTGGTGTTGTGCGCCAACAAGGTCATTGGGCTTGTGCCAGTCGTGCCCAAGGGATCATCGTCGTATGTCGAAGAACTGAACGTACACCAGAAGTGCATGAAGCAAATTGTACGGAAGCGCCGTAAACGGCGTAGGAGAGGCTAATGCCACACACCCCAAAGATGGGAGCAGTCAAGCCCAACAGCAACAAACCGAACTCGTCCTCCGTGAGCGCAGGCAGCGTGAGTGGGGGTCAGCCCAAGGGTACACAATAGGGATCTTGACCTAGATCCATGTACGTGGTATAATAGACCAAAATATACAGATGTCTAAAATAGGGAAGGTGATCAAGCAGGTGCTCACGGGCAGTAAATGCCCCCCGTCAAAAGCTCCGGTGGGGATGGTGATGGTCTCAAATGCAGAGCAGAATCGTCCTTCACCAGCAGCCGGGAAGCGCGCAGCGGACCTCCGTATTCTTATTAAACGACGCAATGAAGAGTAAACGGAATTATCGGAAAGAATACGATTCCTACCACAAACTCCCGGCATCAAAAAAAGACCGAGCATCCCGCAATCGCGCCCGTTCAACCGCAAAACGCCTGGGGCTCGTCTCCAAGGGAGATGGAAAAGATATTGATCATCGTGACGGGAATCCACGGAATAACGCACGACGGAACCTCCGTGTCCTGTCCAAATCGTCCAATCGACGAAAAAATGGTCGATGAAGCGTGAGGTGGTCGATGGGATCATCATCGCACTTCTGGGCTTTATTCTTTTCACGCTCTACGAGATGAACGCTTCCCTCTCTACTATTGAGTGGCGTGTCTTACGCCTCGAAGTGCCAGGGATCGTCCGTCCGCTGAACTAAGACATGGTCGAATTTATCGCCCTCGGTCTCATTGCCATCGTTGCTAGTGTGGGACTGTGGGACCACAATCGACGCACCATCGGTCGTGACGAGCGGCTCTTTGCGCTTCTGAATATCGTCATTGACCAACAAGGCGCGACACAGAAATCTGTGCTCAACGCAACAAATGAAGTGGCCCACGTCTGTGAGTCACAGGGCAAAATTCTCGGGTCCTACCTTCAACTGTTCCAGACGCCCGATGAGCCCAAGCGCTACACCAGAAACATTCAAAAAGAGAATCGTCAATTTCTCGAAGGGAAAGGCTTCCCCTTGGACGGCACTGACACCGAACAGGCGCAGTGGGTCCTTGAGAATCTGTAATGGCTGACATCTTTGATGACGCGCCCAACGTGAAAGCGTCCTCGACCACGAAGATCGAAGTTACAGTAGGTGATCAGCCGGACATGAAAAAGATCGCGGGAGAGGTGAACCGCAAGTTTGAGGAATGGCGCTCGAATCGCCGTCCACACGAACTGCAATGGTTCATCAATGCCGCCTTCATTCGTGGGCAGCAGACCGACGAGACCGAACCCCTCTGGCGACGGATTCGGAACGTCGACGAACTCGAAGAACCCATCAACAAGCACCGCGCGGCAGTTAACCGTGCTGGAGCTAAGGTGAAGACGCGCTTCGCTAAGTTTGCCAAGTCGCGCCCACGACCTCTGATTATCCCATTCACAAACGAGCGTAAGGACCGTCTTGATGCCAAGGCGACTCAACGCTCCCTGGAATATCTGTGGGAGAAGACCAACCTCGAAACTAAATACATCGATGCGCTACTCTGGAGTTCCAAGTGTGGTAAATCCTTCTGGTGGTTCCACTGGGACAACGCACGGAAGGTACCTGTGCGGCTCTCTGACGAGAGCGCACCCAATGGCTTCCGTGTTGAGGATGCTGCCCTGGGTGATATTGAGGTTGAAGTCGGGAGTGCCTTCGAGGTGCTCGTCAGTGACTCGCGCCTCTCACGCCTCGCGGACCAGCCTGAAATCATTCGCGCAAAGGTCCGTCAAGTTGAGGACGTCAAGGCGCGCTACCCGGAGCACGCAGACGATATCAAGGGCGATATTTCACACACGCAGTTCTTTGAGTTCGAGCGCCAGATTGCCTCACTCAACACCCGGCCACTCGGGGGGCTCTCCTCCTTGGGTGCGCCTATGGATCATGGCTCGAAGGCCGACCCCGATAAAATTCTCGTCAAGGAACATTTCATGCGCCCCTCTGGGAAATATCCCGAGGGTCGCTATGTGGTCGTTGCGGGTGACCTCGTCGTCAAATACCAGGAAGAGTTACCCTATGGGTTCTCGGATATGCCGAATCCCTTCCCGGTCATTGAATTCACCGATGTCCTCGATGTCGGGCAGTTCTGGACCTCGACGTTCGTCGAGCAACTCATTCCAATCCAGCGTGCCTACAACGACCTCCGTTCGCACTTGCAAGAACAAATCGATATGAACATCCACCCGAAGTGGATGGTCCCGAAGCAGGCGCAGATTCCTGACGAAGCCTTGGTCAACGCCGCTGGTGAAGTGGTCGAGTGGAATTACATTCCGGGGATGCCGGAGCCCCATCCCGTCACACCCGGTAATATCGCATCGGATGCGTGGCGCATGGCCGAACTCCTGAAGGGCGAGTTCGACGATGTGTCACAAATCTTCCCCTCCTTTGAAGGGAAGACCGGCCAAGCCAAGAGCGGCTTCCAGACGAACCTCCTTCAGGAAGCCTCGGATAATGTCCACGCGCCGGATGGCCGTGGCTACGAACTTGCCATTCAGGATGCGGCCCTCAAGTTTCGCCGCATGATGAAGATTGGCTACACCGTCGAGCGGTTGCTGAGCTTCGCTGGACCGAACTCCATTCCCGAGATGTATCAGTTCTCGAACGGCCAGATTGATGAACACGCCTCGATTCGCGTACAGGTCGGTAGTGCGATAGCGGGTCTCAAGTCAACCAAGATCGAACAGACCCTCAATCTCTATGACCGGGGGCTTCTGGGTGACCCGAACGACCCCGAGGTCAAACGCCGCACCCTCACCTCCCTGGATATGAACGGGATGGAAGAGGCAATGGAACGCGCAGCGCTCGATCAGGAAATGGCGCAGCACGAGAACAACGAGATGCTCGAAGGTCGCCAGATTACGATTCCGCAGTTCTATGAGAACCATGCGGTACATTACGAAGCGCACACCGAGGAACTCAAGGGTCCAGCAGCCCAAGGACTCTCAGATGAAGTTCGGATTGCGCTCATCACACACATTATTCTTCATATGAAGTGGATGAACCCCGTCGCTGCCTTCCAACTGGCTACCGACTATGGGCTCAACCATCTCATTGAATCGGGGATGATCCCACCGGCAGAACCACCTGTACCACCGGGAGCACCCCCACCACCAGGAATGGCCCCACCGCCACCACCTGAATCGGGTCTCGAATAATTGACCCACTGCACCACCCATCAAAGGAGTGTTCGACCGTATGGCAGAAGAACTACCCGACCCCACTGAGGCACAACTCCAAGACCTAAGCACGGAGACGCCCCAGGACCCTGCACCGTCCGCCGAAGGTGAGACCGCGCAGCCGCAACCGGACACGGCACAGCTAAACGATGACCAACTCGTGGAATACCGCGTGAATGGTGAAGTCAAGTCAGCCCCGTGGAAGGATGTCCGTGATGGTATTCAGCGTCACCAGGACTACACCCAAAAGACGCAGGCACTCGCAACCCGAAATCGTGACCTCGAATCAACCGCTTTACAACTACAGGCGCGTGAACAGGCGTTTGTGAAGTTGCTGGACGACCCACAACAGTTGATCAGTCTCGCGCAGGCACGCATGGGCGGACCCGCGCAGCAGCAGCAGCAACCACCGGCTCCCGATGAAGTCGCTACGTTTGGGGCAATCGAGCAGTCGGTCAATACTAAGCTGCAAGAACTCGATCAACGGGTGAATCAGCGCATCCAAGAAACGACCGCTCGTGAAGAAGCGGCTCGGCAGTATCAGAAACTCGAAGATACGTCGAATACGACCTTCAAGGCGATTTCCGACTCGTACCCTGTCTTGTCAAAGTTACCCAATGCAGAAGTGACGATTCGGCAGATAGCGGCTGAAGCCAACCCACAAAGTATCGAGGACATGATCGTTGCGATGAAAGATGCCGGAGCCAAGCTCGCGGGTGATCTGGAAACGCACTACAAAGAACAGGCCAAGGTTGACGCTGTACGCGCAACCAAGGTCACAACTCAATCCATTGAACCGGCTGGTGGCACGCCTGTCTTCCCAAAACAGAAGTCCTATGGAAGCGGGAAGAAAATTGACTGGGCCGACCTCGACAAAGATGCCGAGGCGTGGCTCGATTCTCAGATTCGTGGCTAACAGCGTGTTCAGTTTTCTATGTGAGAATCATGGCTAATATGAACCTCACAACCGCCAGCAATGTGCTGAAGGTCTTTTACCTTCCGCCGTTGCGACGGTTGTTGAACAACTCCACAATCCTGTGGAATCGACTCGAACGTCACGAGAAGTTCAACGTCGAAGGTAAGAACTTCACCGTACCGTTGCACGTGTCTCGTCACACACAGGCGGGTGCTGGTCGTGCAGAGGAAGGAACGCTGCCGTCCAAGGACTCGCAGGGGTACAACGCAGCCGTCGTACCTGCGAAGTACATCTACACCTCGATCCAGATTTCTGGTCAGGTGATTCGGGCCACCCGGTCGGATGCCGGTGCGTTTATTCGTGCCGTCCGCTCGGAGGTGACCGGAGCCGTTCGTGATACCAAGAAGTCGGCCAATCGGCAGGCACATGGTGACGGACGGGACGCCCTTGCCTATTACGTCTCGGGCTCGGGTACATCAGTCAATGTTGATGATAATCAGGGGAACGCCTACACGTATCTCCAGCCGAAGACCACAACGGTTGACTTGATCGATGCCTCGGATAACTCCACTGTCCTCAATAACAGCACCACGATTCTCGTCGGTGCCGAATCTGCTACCACCTACGCCGCGACCCTCGGTGACTCCATCTCCGGGTCCAAGGCTGATGGTGACTATTGGGTCCTTGAGGACACCCTGGGCAATCAGATGACCGGCCTCGCGGCCATCGTCGACAACGAGAATCCACCGCTGCTCTCTGGCGGACTACACGGCATCGCGGTCTCGGGGAATCCGTGGTGGCAGGCACAGGTTGTGGGTGACGATACCACCACCTACCAGGATCTGCGATTCCCGCTCCTCCAGCGGGTCTGTTCGCGGATTGCGATGAACTCGTCTTTCGACAAGGAAGACATCAAGTTCATCCTTGCGAACCACTTCATGGTCGACAAGTATTACGAACTCTGTGCGAACGAACGTCGCGCGGTGAACGTGATGCAACTCGATGGTGGCTACGAGGGCGTGGAGTTCTCGGGCATTCCCATCGTGGCCGACGTTGAAGCGTGGAACAACCGTCTCTACTTCATCGTGCCGGAAGCCCTCCGCATTTGCCGGATGAGCGACTTCGACTGGATGGACGACGACGGGGCGGTGCTCAGCCGCGTCTCGAACACGGACGCATACGAGGCCACCATGTTCCACTACGGTGACATTGCGACAGTGGCCCGGAATGCTCTGGGGCTGTTGCAAGGTATTAACCAGTAGGCTGTGTATAGATGCTAGAGTCTATTCCTTTTCTAGGCCGCACCAGAGTCCTCGTATCTAGCCTCTGTGAGGATGAGGTGGGGTCTGGAGTATTGTCATGAATAAGATTCGGAAGATTGATTCGTCCAAGACGGCTCCGACAGATGCGCGTGGCACCTGGGGGCCGTTTACCGCTGGTTTTGAGTGGGATGGCAACACGGGGGTGAACACCGCCGTAGGGCACGTCTTTACGGACAAGCCCGGTGACCTCGTCGCCGTGGCGACTCGCTACAAGGCCAGCTACGTTGAACTGTTCGATGACTTCCTCGGTGATACGCTCCGCACGGATATCTGGGGCGTGTTCAGTGGGTCTGACTCACAGGCGGTAGACCCGGTCGTCACGGCCACAGCGGGTGTCAGTGGCACCCTCTCGATGGTAGCTGGTGATGACAGCACGACGACGATGGCGGTTAATGGTACACAGATCAATGGGGATCTGAACTGGAAAGCCAATCAGGGTGAACTCTTCTTTGAGACACGCCTGAAGGTCTCCGCCATTACCAACATTGTGCTCTTCGCCGGGTTCACCGATCAGGTCGCTGCACTGGAAATGCCCTTCACGTTGTCCGGCACCACGTTGACCTCGAATGCTACCAATGCGGTGGGATTCCTGTTCGACACCGGAGCCACCACGGATGACTTCTGGGGGCAAGGTGTTGCAGCCGATACGGATGCCTCGCAAATCTCAACGAGCACGGCCCCCGTTGCGGATACCTTTATCCGCCTCGGTGTCAAGGTCGCGTCTGATGGCGAAGCTACGTACTTCATCAATGGGACCCAGGTAGGGACAGCGCAGGCGTCTGCGGTCACCGCGACGGTCGCCCTCGCGCCAGTCATCGCGTTCTTCACAGAGAGCGCAGCCTCGGCCACCGCGACTGTCGACTACATCGTGGTCTCGCAGGGACGCTAATTGATGATAGTTCCGTCATGGGTGCAATCGCGCCTTCATAGGGACTTCGGCGGACGTTTTCGAGTTCGATGGACTGGGAACCGGGGTGGCGAGTTTCTCGTTGAACAGAAGCTCGCTCCCGGTCAAGTTCTTGAACCGCCGACGCGCGTCGATGGCACGTACGATACCGCTGACGATGCCTATATCCAGGCACGCGATGGCTATGGGTTCGTCTTCTCCATTCGTCCAGGGACACGAATGCCCTGTCCTGTTGATGGCACCACTCTCCAGGTGCCCATTCAGATTACCCGCGAAACGGTCTGTCCTGTCTGTCGCAAAGCCGGACGTGAAGGGCGATATCGCGCGGCCTACTACCCCATTGATTCAGAAGTCTGGATCGATCACCTTCGCTTCCTCGACCCACTCACGGGTGGGGTGCATCGCGTGCGCGAGCGAGTCCTGGCAGACAACGCACAGCGTGAGCGGAGTATGACCAACGATACACTCAATGAGGTGGATGCGGCGAACTTCGATCACTTCGGACAACTCTTTGACATCCAAAGCGTGGGATACACCGGCAAGGAACACGCCTGGGTGAGGTAACTCATGGAATACACACAAGCAGTCTCGGGGTTTCTCACCCCCTACGCCCACGAAAAGATCACGGTCGATGCCACCTCGGGTGGTGTCACCTTCACGGCAGCGACCCTGCTCAGTACGGGAAGCCTTGCCGCGCACGACCAAGGGTCGGCACGGCATGTACTCATTACCATCGAGACGGCACCCATGCGGTGGACGATTGACGGCACTGCTCCAACGGCGACTACGGGACACCTCGCAAATGCAGGCTCCGTCATCGAACTGGCGAACATCGCCGCGATGAAAGCCTTTCGTGCGTTTCGCACGACTTCCACGAGCGCGGAAATCCACGTGACTTATGAGAGGTAGACGATATGTCACAGTTCACCCCCTCGAATACAACACGCCCAGAATTAAATATCACTGACGTTGATGCCGAAGCCCTTGACGTAGCCGGTGGTGCGGAATTTGGATCAGGAAACGTCGAACTGGTTGGGACGGACGGCAAACTCAGCGGTCCACTCTCCACCACCATTATCGATGATCTGAGTGCTGCCAACCTCACACACCTGAATCTCGGGCAGGGCGATAACACCGGCACCGTCGCAGTCGCCAGAGGGGGCACCGGAGCCACCACTCTGACGGATGGTGGGGTCTTGCTCGGCAGTGGCACCAGTGCAGTCTCTGCGCTGGCCGTGCTGACTGACGGACAGATGATTGTCGGAGACGGCTCTGGCGATCCCGTCGCCGAAAGCGGAGCCACCCTTCGCACCAGCATTGGCGTCGGCACGGGAGACAGCCCCACGTTTACGGCTGTTACCGCTGGACAGGTGGATATCACCGGAGAAGGAGACCTGCGTTTGCAGGACAACACTGGGGGTCAGTATGTGGGCTTCGATGCCCCTGCCACGGTATCGGGTACCTACACCCTCACGATGCCCGCCGCGATTGGGGCAGTAGACGAGGCTTTGACGATCAACAACACGGATGGCACATTGCAATGGGCGGCCGCTGGTGGGAGTGCTGCCGGGTCTGACACACAGGTGCAATTTAATGATGGCGGCACATCTTTTGGAGGTGACGCGGGACTGACCTATAACAAGACCACCGATGTCCTGTCGGTTGGGTCTGGCGTTGGGTTTCCCGCAACGCAATCGGCATCGGCTGGCGCAAATGTACTGGACGATTACGAGGAGGGAGATTGGACGCCCGTGATCGGGGGAACGTCAGGACAGAGCGGTCAATCGTACTCGGCCCAAGTCGGCAAATACGTCAAGATTGGCAGGGCTGTGTATCTAACGTGCAAAGTGTTGCTATCGACAAAAGGGACGATCTCTGGTGACGGTCAACTCTCAGGATTTCCCTTCACGAGCGCGAACGTGACAAACCAACAAGTCGCGACGAACATCGGCACCTTCTTTTCCACCAATCAAGCGGGGTATCAGTGGAGCCTTCGCCATGACGCCAATACCGCGACTGCTTCGTGTAATGTCCTGCATTACTCGGGAGATGGCACGTTACTGACTTCCAATGATCGCGCTTTCGTTACAGGTAACGTTGACGACGATACCGGCTTCGCGTTCAGTCACCTTTATTTTGTGTAAGTGGAGATAATTATGTCGTTAGAGAAAAAAGTGATCTTGGACTCACTGGACGTAACAGCCACCGGGCATCTCCAAATCCGGCACGCGACCTATGTCGAAGAGGATGGGGTGCGAATTTCTGGGCCGTCCTTTCACCGCTATGTCTTAACTCCAGGGGATGCCCTCGACGGTCAACCCCAGCGTGTCCGTGATGTCGCGGCTGCGGTCTGGACGCCGGAAGTCATTGCCGACGAGGAAGCTGCCGCAGCCGCACGCCGTGAGGGGTAAGCAGCGATGCAGCCCCCTGCGTATGACTGGTGGATCGCCCATGCCCATGCTGACAACAATTTTGAAATCACCGGGGTCCAATTGGAAGTTGATACCTACACCTCTTCGACGCTCCCTCCCTTCCAACACGAGAGCTTCAGCAACAACTTGTCTAGGTGTCAACGCTACTTTTTTGGGGACATTAAGATTGGCGCGGTTGGGATGTCTACAGCGAGTGGGCAGTCGGCGGTAGCCCTAACGACGATCCCTTATCCGACGACCATGCGTGCCTCGCCAACCGTAACGGGTTCCATCACCGCAGTAAATGGCGTCTCTACGATTCAAACGGCTATGGGGATTGATGAATACGCAGCGGTCTGCGGCGTGAACAGTTCCACCGCGACCGATCCAAATCGCGTGTACTGGAACGGTGACGCCAACTTCGCAGCGGAGCTATAAATGGTCTTTCAGCGAGAAGACATTACGTCTGCCACATATTTCAACAAGGTTGATTCCACAGAACACGCTGGCGTGCATGTCGTTGCCAATGGCGTGACACATACTGTGCCGCTTGACCCTGGGAACACCGACTACCAGGTGGTGTTGGCATGGGTGGCTGATGGGAACGAGATTGAGGAAGGCTAAGGCTCATGGCATATAGTCCTGAAACCGGCCACGTCTGCGATGGACGGATTACCGCAACAAGCGGGAATGCGGTCACGACTGCTGATGTAGCAGGGACCGCAAACGTCTACTACACGCCCTACAAGGGAAATCGGATTGCCTTGTATGACGGGTCGTCGACCTGGAACACTCGTAGCTTCAGTGAGATTACGGTCTCGCTATCGGGAGCCACAGCCGACAAGCCCTACGACATCTTCGCCTATGACAACGCCGGGGTGGTGACCATTGAGAAACTCATCTGGACGAATACCACCACGCGCGCAACCGCACTAACCACACAGGATGGGGTGCTCGTCAAGAACGGAGTGACCACCCGACGCTACCTCGGCACCATCTACATCAATGCCTCGGGAGGGCAGACGGACGATACCACAGAGAAGCGCTACATCTGGAATTACTACCACCGGCAGTTCCGCGCACTCCGTCGTGTAGAGTCCACGGGCACCTGGACCTACACTACAGCCACATGGCGTCAGGCAAACGGCGCAGCGGCCAATCAGGTTGATGTTGTGATCGGGGTGGCGGAAACCCCAGTAGTGTTATCGCTCATCGTCGCCTCGAAAAACAGTACGGCGGCGACCTCATCCGTCAACGTCAATCGTCACGCGGCCATCACACTGGATGTCACGAACGCGATGAACCTCGATACGGTCGCGGTGCGGTCAGGGATGGAAACGGCGAACCAGATGTTCTTCGACATCAATGACCCCTATGTCCATGCATTGAATATGACGCACTACCCGGCGATAGGTCGACACTACTACGCCTGGATTGAGTCCGCCACCGCCGTGGGTACGGCTACGTGGTTTGGGGCATCCCCAAATTCCGATACGATGCAGCATGGCATGTCCGGCTTCCTGTATGCGTAGGAGCGTATAGTATGCAGCACTACCTTGACATTACTGCTCGCCTCGATGAGGCCATCCGCGCGCACGTTACCATCGATGGTGTCTCGATTGGCACCTTTGATGATAAGACAACGTGGACGGTCTGCCCTAGTGAGCAGCAGTCTGCCGCGCAGCCCTACATCGATGCGTTCGTCCCAAACCCACGGACACAGAAGTGGGATGGGTCTGCCGTCGTACCGAAAACGGCAGCAGAGACGGCTACGTTTGATGAAGATGCTGCCAGTGACCGTGCGGCTGAACGCTATACCAATGATCCACTCGTACATGCGTTGGCCGACCTGCATGGGCTCACACCAGCAGCACTCATGGCACTCGTTGATACAAAGGCGAGAGAACTCGCGTAAGGAGCAAGATGAAAATGGCAAAACCGTTTTGGCGAAGCCGTACTGTTTGGTTAAATCTGGTCGCTGCCGCCCTCGCAACATTTGCTGAATGGGACAATCCTGTTCAGGTCGCGCAGGGGCTCGCACTGGCGAACGTCGTCGTGCGGTTCTTCACGACACAGCCTGTCGCTACCCGTTGACGGTAGTACAGGTAGGCACGTGGTGCCTACGCATTATTTTGGTCGTGTGGGGGGTGTGGGTCACCCTGTCCCTCACTACCCCCGCCGACCGTTACCTCTTTGGACCTACTGGCATCGAGCACGAGGGCACCCCCGTGCGACGTGTCGACCTCTTGGACATCCTCCTTCAGAAAGCGCTCGACTAGATGCTGACCTTCAAGGACATCCAAGATCAAGTTCTGCTGTTGTGGGACAACCCCGGTGAGACCGGGAACCTGCTCACACTCATCAAGGACTTTATCAACGACTCGCAGGATATGCGGTGCGCGCAGCAACGCTGGTCATTCATGCGGTCGGAGGAACTCTACACCGTGACGACGGCCAGTGGTCAGTTGGCGTATCCTCTGGCCGAAGAAGTCCAACGCCTACACCGATTTTATAATGCGACGGAAAAACGCAAGATGGTCGAGGTGCCTGCACGTGAGTATTATGATGCCCCGCTTACCAAGTATCACTGGCACTGGGTCAAGCCGTCTCCCGTCTCCGCCCATCCTTCGACGACCGCAGCCATTTCCATCGTTTCGTCCGCTTCCGGTGACACCTCAAAGGACGTCATTGTGCGAGGGCTCGACGGCAGCGACGTCCTGACGACGGAGACGATTACTTCAAACTCGTCAAATGGCACCACAGCGGTCAACTCCTCAACCAGCTTCAAGAAGATTCTGAAGCTCACGAAGAGCGGCACGTTCACCGGCACCTTGACGGTGAAGGACAATGCTGCCAATACCATCTTGACCCTTGGGGCTGACGACTACGGGAAGGGATATCCCCAAATCAAACTCCTTGTCGACCCGGAGGCGGCGGACAGCATTGAATACAACTGCTACCGTAAAGCCGTCAAGCTCTCCGATAACAACGACATTCCCGACATTCCAGACCCCTTTTCGCGCATCCTCATCTGGGATGCGCTCCTGATGCTTGCTGCCTATGATGAAGTGCAGCCCCAAGCAGCATGGATTCAACAACAGAATGATTGGGAGTTGCGGCTCCAGCAGACCTTCCTCGAAGGCCAAACGCCTGGGTCACGTGCGCGATACATGAAGGATGTCACCTCTCGCTAATGCGCTTCCGTGAAGATTTTAATTCGTGGGAGCGTGGGGTCATCTCGGGTGGACGCGCTGATAAGATCCCGAAGGAAGCCTCGCCGCACGCGACGAACGCTGCGTTGCTCTATGTCGGAGCGACTCCGCTCACGGCAGTTCCGGCCAAGCGCCTCGGCTGCAATATCATCACCGCTGCGGCTGAGAGCGGCACCCCGGAAATCCTCGGGCTCTACCACTTCCGGCGACGGTCGGGTGGTGCGTATACCGATTTCGATCTCGTTGTGAGCGACGGCGGACGGTTCTCGAAAATCTCCTCGGGTGCGTTTGCAGCAGCGGACAGTGGTATTGCGTCTCCCTTTACATCAGGAACGCATTACCCAAGTTTCGAGACCATGAACAATCTCTGCTTCATTGCCAATGGGCAGGAGGCAAAGAAGTTCGACGGCTCCAACATCTATAACTTCGGAATCACCACTCCTGATGCTCCTTCGGTCGCAGACTCCGGGGCAGGCGGTGACCCTGATGGCACGTATGAATTTCGCCTAGCTCTCTATAACAGCAACACCGGACACGAGAGTTCCCCGAGTGATTCTGCATCCGTGACCGTCGCTACAAACACGATTACGATTACGACTACCGCTGCGAACGTCGCAGATAATACGTCTACACACGATAACCAAATTACCCACGTGCGGATTTATGCACGTGAGACTACGCTCTCCTCGACCTACTTTCGCCTGACCGACACAAGCATGACTGTCAATGACGGTGGAGCCTATGCGTCAGCGCACGGTGGATGGGCGATAGATGGGGGTGCCCATTCATGGACATTCGCTCTCACTGACGCGCAGATGAACAATCTCACCGTGAAGGTGCCGGGGTTGACGGAGAACAATCCGCCACCGTCTGGAACCATTGCGATTGCGGAGCATCTCTCACGGATGTTCGCCACAGATGGGGTCGACCTCTATTATTCAGGAATCGGCAAGCCCGAAGCCTTTGATACAACGAACGACTTCGAGCGGGTTGGCTTCGATGACGGCCAACGCATCCTTGGACTACGAGCCCTGTCGCAGAACATGCTCGGCATCTTCAAGGAGCGTTCTACGTATGCGTTGGTCGGCACCGATGCGAACAGTTGGGAAGTACGTGTCATTGACGATACCGTAGGCATGGTGGCCCAACGTAGTTTGTTCTCTGCCGAGGGCACAGCCTACTGGTGGAGCCAGTTCGGTCCCTATGCGTGGACCTCGGGACAGAGCCCGAAACCCTTGGCCTACCCGGAGTTCTCGGACAAGGTTGCCAAGGATAAGCTCAACATGGCGAAGCTCGACATCATTGTCGGCGGACCTGACGTCGAGCGCCAGCGCATTCTGTGGGCCGTACCACAAGTTATTGATGGCGCGAAGCAGACGCGCAACACAGGTATTTACTCCTACAACTATCGACTCGGCGTGTGGGAGGGTGTCTGGGACCCGATGGACGTCAGCGCTCTGGGTGTGTTGTGGGATTCGGATGATGCCCCCTTCCTGAACATCGGGAATTACGGAGGGCGCGTCTTTCGGGTCTGGGACGGGAACCAGGACGGCGCACGCACCGTCAGTGGTGGCACGACCTTCACGCTTGAAGGGACCGTCACCGGCTCGACCAACAACACCCTGACGGACAGTAGTGCCACCTTTGATACAGCAGATGCCGGGTTGGATGAACTGGCCGTCTATGCCATTTCATCGGACAACCGTGTGCAACGACGGATTATTTCCTCGAACACCGGCACCGCGTTGACGGTCTCATCGAACTGGAGTGTGAATCCGACGACGTCCTATACCTACGTCATCGCCACACCGAACTTCTGTTGGGAACTTGTCCATACGAATGTAGTGTCGTCTCCCGAGGGCTATAAAATCTCACAGCCGTTTCGACGGAAGCGCTATAAGGCTGCATTTATTACGGCGCTCTGCGATACCGGCAATCTGACGATCACACTTGAGTATCTTCTCGATAATCCAGGGCAGGTACCGACTGCCACGACCACAGTCTCGGCAGCAGATACCACACTGGCACGCTTCGGGACCGCCAAGTTCGATGAAGCCGTCTTTGGTGAAGCGAAGGCCACACCCGTACGGGTTCGTATTGGTCGATCAGGACGGGCGTTCTCCATGCGTGTTTGCAATCGGGAGCCCAATACCCAAATGGTGCTGCTCAATGTCGGCCTGCAAGGGTCCACGCTAAGCGATAAGGGCTAGGATGCCCTCGAAATTTACACCGTATGCGGCGTTTGAATATGTCACGGTGACCTTTGGGACTGCCAATACGGACTACATCGTCTCGCATTCGCTCCCCGGAAACTCGGACAATATCCGATGGCACCCAGTGAGTATTGAGGGGAACGGAACGATTTACCGAGACAATAGCGCTGACCGGCAAGCCTGGGGCGATGGCTACATTGTCCTGCGCTCCTCGCTGGCGAACCACGTCTGCCGTCTCTTGTTGTTTGTGGAGCAAGCCCCATGATGAAATTCTGTGCCACTCTCTTTCTGCTGATTGCGCTCGTCCCGCTCACGCTTGGCGCACAGATTACCGTCTCACATACGTTCGCCGTGGGAGACACGATTAGTGCATCACAGTTCAATACGAACTTTACGGATCTGAGTTCCAATGCGCTCGACCGCACAGGCGGCACCATCACCGGGACCATCGCTGTTAGTACAGACGTCACGATTGATGGGGTCGATATCTCCGACTACCTGGCGACGAACGTCCTCTCACAAGATGGCGGTGCCGTTGGTGACCCTTCCTTCTCGACTGTCGGGGATACCAATACCGGGCTCTATTTTCCAGCAGCAGATTCCGTAGGGATGTCCTTGGGCGGCACACAGCGTTTCCTGCTGAACTCCAGCGGTCTTGCTATCTACGGCACGGTTGTGGTTGATGGCTCTGGAACCATTCTGGGCGGCGGCTCGACCATTCTCTCCAAAACCAGTGACTACACCGTGACAACGGGTGATGCCGGTCGGGAAGCCAGCGTGCTTGTGACCTCCTCTGGGGGCGTTGTTCGGATCACCCTCTATGCAGCGTCGGGAAACGCAGGGCGCATTCTTCACATCAAGAAACTGGTGGCTGCGAACACCGTCATCATTGATGGGAACTCCTCGGAGACCATCGATGGCGTCGTCACGCAGACCATCACGGGACAATATGGCAGTCTGTCGATTGTGTGCGACGGCTCCAATTGGCACATCTTCTAATGGATCTGATTCTGTCCTTCGCTATTCCGGTCGTGTCTTGGGCCATCTGGCTCAGTTGGACCGTCTCGCGCACGGCATCACGCCTCGTTCGGTTGGAAGAAATTTATGATAACCCCGAGGACCACGGATTCGGGACCTCGCGCACGAACCAACTGATTGAGGACAACACACGCGCAATGCAGGCACTGACGCACTATATCCGGTGGTTCATCCAACACCAGACTGGAGAACAGCCACCCCCTCCGGCTCCGCGTGCTTGATCAATTTCTCAATGACCTCATCCTGCGAGAAGGGTCAAAGGATACGAACGACCCGGACGACGCCGGAGGTCGTACGAAGTTTGGGATTTCAGAACGCGCCCACCCTGATGTATGGGCCAAGGGTCCTCCTACACGCACGGTGGCCGAAGACATTTACCTGAACCAATACATTATTCAACCGAACTTTCACCGCATTCAACCACCGTTTCTCTTTAATACCGTTGCTGATTACGGTGTCCATAGTGGGCCACTGTGTGCAGCCCAGACGCTCCAACGCATTCTGAACGTGACCGACGATGGCATTATTGGTCCCAAAACGCTCGCAGCATTGACTGCCCGCACGACGTCACTCGAAGGGGCTCGTGTGGTCAATAATGACCTCGTCGCTCGTCGTATCTTAAACATCGACCGCATCGTGCAAAAGCGCCCGACTGACCTCAAGTGGCTGTACGGGTGGCACGCGCGCATTCTCTCATTCCTGGTGTAACTGATGCCTACTGCCAACATTATTGATCAGTACGGAAAACCCAAGGGCTACGACCAAACGACGCCCTACCTCCAGCGGCCTAGTCCTGGTCCGCGACAAACACCGATTGGTGGGATGACACAACAGTCTTCAGGAGGAGGTCGCCCACAGAGTGGTACACAGACTGGTGCATTGCCTCCAGCCCCGAAACCTAGAAGAAGCGAACCACACGCTGGTTTCGGTCAGCTGCCTCCGCAGACATCGGCAACGCAGCAAGTCCAGACCGTTGGTGAACAGGGTGGCCCGGAGCCACCAACGCCACTTACCGCAGGTTCACCATATCAAGGGTGGAACCGCTGGCAAGCTCTGTATCAATCACGCACGCCTGAAGAGCGACAGCGACTTGCTGAAGAACAGCGTGTCGCAAACGCACAGGCCGGGGTGGGTGACTTCCAAGAAGGAATGGGACACATCGACCCTCGGTTCAAAGGTCCAGGTGATGCTTGGTTCCAGAGCCTCGATCCACGCATTGGCGAGGGGGGTGGCAAAGGAATCGACGACCCATACCAGTACTCGGAAATGCTGAAGTTTCTTCACTCACCCCCAAGGAATCTCGAACCAACAACGACACCACCACCTCCTTGTCCCGATGGATATCACTCAGAGCAGGACCCGAACGGCAACAGTATTTGTGTGAAAGATCCCCCCCCGCCTGGACCTGGTGGAGGACCCGGACCCGGACCCGGACCATCAGGACCACAGGTCTCTCAGTCCACTATTGCTGAGATGCCTCCGTGGGAACAGTGGAGTGGTCCTTCAACGATTTACACACCAGAGTACACACCGGGAGAAATCTCGATGGACCGGCTCCCCACCTATGACCCATACCAGTACTCCCAAACCTACAACCCGTACCAGTATTCTCAAGACGCCATCCCTGATTATCGCTACCGCGAAGGGGATATTACACAGTTCCTCTCCCCTGACCAGCAAATCGTGGAAGGACAAGTACGTGGATTGCTAGGAGACGTCATGGGGAACCGGGTGATGTCCGACCAGGTCGTCAGCCAGATGCGAGAGCAGCAAAAAGAGCAAGCACTCGCACAACAGGAAGCGATGCTTCAGGAATCAGCAGCCGGGGCTGCTGGTCGTGGCACATTCGGGGGTGGTCGACATCTCGCCCGTGAGCAGGGTATTCGTCAAGATACCGCTGATGCTCTCCTCCGCCAGTCGCGTGACCTGAGCATCCAGCAAGCACAGACCAACCGTGCAGATGAACTGGCGGCGATGGATGCCGCAAATCAGTTCCTCACAGGACAGGCCGGACGTGCAGCAGAACTCTTCCGCACAGGACTCACGGGTGAAGAGTTACGAGAGACATCTCGACAGGAAGCTGCAACCAGCCAACAGCGTGCTGCACAACTTGGACTAACGCGAGAAGAACTCCAAGCACAGGAAGGCCAACAGGCCGCGAAGTTTGGCCTAACGCGCGAAGAGCTACAGGCGCAGCAGCAACAGTTAGAATTCCAAAGTCGACAAGCCGCCGAGAGTGACCTGATTGACCGCTTCCTGCAACAACAGCAACTCTACCAGCAGGGTGAGCAGTTCCGTCAAGCGAGCGCACAGAGCGCACTCGCTGACCTCCTTGGACGGGGTGGCCTTGATGTATCGCGCATGTCTCAGTGGCTCGACCGTCAAGGACTCACTGAGCGTGGTCGTCAGTTCGACGAAAACCTCGCCCTACAGCGGTATCTCGGCACCGACCGCTTAGCACTCCAACGCGAACGTCTCGCGCTCGATAGAGTCCTCGGAGAACAAGGTCTCAATCAAGCATACCTTCGTATGCTGCAGTAACGGTATCTAATCCTGCTCTCGTACACAAAGGACATAGGCAAATGGCAATCAGGGACAGACTCGGATCACTCTGGAATCGCTTCCCAGGTGAGACACAAGCAGAAATCGTTGGTGGCGGAATCGGCGCACTCGGCAGTGCGTTTGGTGCGGGAGAGGACCGTGAAGATGCCCTTGCCCGTGACCGCTATGTCCGGCAACTCGCCGCCTTCCAAGGACTTCAGACAAGTCCCTATTCCCCGGCAATGGGCCTGCATCAAGCGAATATGGCACGACAATTCGCGCAGGGCTATAGTCCCTTCCAGATTACGGGTGAGGGACAGGGTCTCAGGGCAGCAGGCGGGATTCTCACACCCGAAGGTGGGTTTGACGTCTCAGCCCTCTCCCCGGAGAATCTTGCAGCCGAACGCGCACGGTGGGAAGCCGAGCGCGCCGGGTTGCGCGGTGGAATGCCCGGAGAGGACGACCGCAAGCAAGGCGGTGGTTTCTGGAGCAAGCTTGGAAAGATTGGTCTAGGCATTGGGTCAGTCGCCCTGCCAATGGCGACCGGCGGATTGTCCCTGCCCCTTCAAGCTGCGCTCGGCGCAGGAATGGGCGCAGCCGGTGGCGCACTCGGCGGCGGTGGCTGGAGAGGAGCCGCCAAGGGCGGTGCGCTTGGAGCCGGTGGTGGACTTCTTGGAGGCTACCTCCGAGGCCAAGCCGGGATGAACCAGCTTCCCTCTGCTGCATCTGCACCGATGTCAGCAGGCATGGCAGGACCAGTTGCTATGGACCCATCACGAGGAGCGGGGATGATGCAGGCGTTCCTTGGTGGGGCTCCAAGAATGCCGAACATCCCACGAGATCCCTTCGCGCATCGGTCGTACGTCGTCCCAGGTGGGATTCACGGCGGATGGTCAAGAGGACCTGCACCACCACCTCTGTCTTCCAGAGGCGGGCATGTCGGTCCAAGTTATGACATACCAAACTTAGGTGGGCTGACGCAGACACTACCTCCTAATCCAAACACTGGAGTAGTGGGTCCAACCAGCACGAGTGACTTCTATTCAACTGCTGTGACCCCGGTTCCTAGACAGCAAGACTATGTTCCGGGTACAGAACCGGGCTGGAGAATAGGCCAACGAACCGGTACAGGTGGATTCTCTCGCCGTCGTGATAAGCCCATTGGTGAATTACCGCAGCCGGAAACTCCCATGTCAGACACAGCGAGGTCGGAAATAGCAGCACAAATGCGATCTAACTTCTGGGGTCGACGGTCTCCAGCAGAAATATTGAGAGCCTGGGGCAGGTAGGACATTATGGCATTTCGAGCAAGCACTGGCGTAACGGCTATCGGGAACCTGATTGCGAATCTTGGGCGGCAAAGCCGGGATGAGCGGATACGTCAGGAAGATGTTGCCCGCGAAACAAGCCAATGGGAGGCTGGACGACAGCTACAACAAGATGCCTTAGATGAACAGATACGCGCGACTGGAGCCACAGAAGCATATCGACAGGGTGAAGCTGAACGACAAGATGTACAGGACTTTCTTACTCAATACCGTGGAAGGGATATTTCTGCCGGAGCACTTCCTGACATTCCAGGGATCAAGCCCTGGCTTCAATTTAGTCCACCAATCGCTCCAGCCACAGAAGGGATATATTCCGTTCCTGAATCTGAAGCACATCGAATAGAGCAACTGCGACAAGGATGGCGATCCGGTGAAGCAGCACTAGACCGCGAGGCGAGGCAACGCGAGTATGAGGAAATGACTCCGTATCAAATCCGAAATCTTCAGCTACAACAAGATGCCGCAACGCGAGCTATCGGAAAAGACGTAGAAACAGGTGCTCAATCGAGAGCGACCGTGGCACAGAACGCAGCAAAGAATGCGTGGGGTGCATACAGTAAGTTCTATGCGGAGAATCGGATGCAAACAGACCCATTTGGAAACAAGACGATTGTCAACATATCTAATCTCCCTATCGAGATACAACAGCAACTTCAGGTTCTCTTTGACAATGCAAACGAGCTTCAAGCTCAAGCAAATGAAGTTACTAGATCGTATTTGACACCTACCGTCAACAATCCATTCTAAGGAAAGGAGGTTCGAGGAATGCCGACATTGAAACGTCCGGGGAAGCGCCCCACGAAGTATAAGACCGTCGCTGGCGCAAAGAAAGCAGCAAAGCGCACGGGCGGAAAACTCACATACCGCAGAAGTGGCTATTAGTATGGCACAGTACTCCATCAAGGAAGCGGCTGACAAGATTCGTGGGGCGAACGCCCATCTACAGGGGCTCGCTGACCAGACTGTAGTCGACCGCTTCCTTGAATCTCATCCAGAACAGCACCAGAAGATTTACGACACACCACTCCCCATGAGCACATTGGCGAGTGCGCGTGCCCGTGCGCCTCAACTCACACCGATACCATCTGGCATCCCAACGACCGAACCTGAACCCATACCAAAGACAGATGCCGAAGAGACACCAGAGTTCTCGCTTCCAGCCCTGGGACTCCGTACAATTCCAGGTATTGTTGGGTATGGTGTCGGTGGGGTTCTTGGCTCAGCCCTTGGACCCGGTGGCACCGTTGGTGGCGCGATGCTTGGTGGCGCAGCGATGTCAGGGATTGGTGATTGGCTCGCTCAGAAGGTTGAGGGGCGTGATGAGTGGAACCCGTCTGAGACAATCGCACACGGTGTACTGGGTGGGGTTCCATTTGCCAAAACCGGCAAACTGGCAATGGCAGGGCTCCAAGCAGCGGGACACGGAGCCGCAGGAACTGTTGGGTTAGATTGGGCCTCTGGTGGTCCTGCCCCGTGGGAAGACCCCATCCGAACGGCAAAGAATATCGCCATCGGTGGAACCGGCGGTGCGGTCCTCGGCGTAGGCACACAGGCACTCATGAATCGATTCCTGCGTGCTGGTGGTGCGCCACAGGTCGCAAAGGCTGTCGATGAACTCACTCCCACCCCTGACATGCCACAACGTACTGCGGCCACCATCGATGAACGCATCCGACAAACGACGGGTGGGGGTGGTGGCGGTCCTGCTGGACAAGCCCCGATTATCAAACCCACAGGTCCGACGACGACAGGACCGCCAAAATTGCGAGGGCAGACAGCAGAAGGGCGTCAAGCCCAGAAGATTATTGATGACATTGTAGAAAGTCCCGTTGAGCCCTTGGGCCGAGTTGACCGACTCATTGCCCAATCAGACGAAGCGATGAATCTGAGTGACCCCACTCGACGGTCACTGTATGAACGTGTCATGGGGAAGATTCAGGACTATAAGCTCCCTGTCCGTAACTACATCAAGGAGATTGAAAAGCGATTCCCTGAAGCGAGACGTCAACCGGGGTCGATGTCGGCTGCGGACGACATGGACCTCGAAATCGGCGGTATCTACTCCAAGCAACAGCGTGCGACGGAAACGATAGAACGGCATCTGCGAAATGTGAAGGAGGATGGGCTCAACCCCGCATTTAGGGGTATTGAAACAGATGTGAACAGACTTATTGTGCTTGATAGTATGGATCACCACGTTGGCATCCTCAATGAACGACAACTAGCCAACTTCGCAAAGGGGAAACTTGATACAACAGCTATGGATGGGGTCTTCCCTCAAGGCTTCAATGCCGAACGGGTCGTGGCTGAGCGAGTAGCCCTTCAATCCAGTATGTCACCGGAGAAGTGGGCGCAGGTAAAACTACGCGCACAGGAAATCTACGACTTCAACCGAGAGACTCTTGATATTCTCAGGGATTCCGGTCGAATCACTCCTGAATTTTACGCCAAGCTCGCCAAACGCGAAGGTGGATATACCCCACTCCTTCGCTTCTTGGATGCAACAGAACAGGGTATTCTCACCAAGTCAGCACAAAAAGCAAATCAAAGTCTTGGTCCGCTCAAAAAATTCAAGGGGTCGGAAAAGGCGATGCGGAATCCGCGTGAAGCCTCGCTCGCCTATCGACATAGCGCACTTGAAGAGGCAGGACGGAATGAGGCAGGTCGGGCCTTCTTGCGGTATCACGGCACGAGCGCAGAGATGGCAGACGCCTTTCCGATTCTCCGTGAAGCGGGTGAGGACCTTCCCGTCACCGGAAGGAACTTTGTCGCCAAGACCAAAGAAGAACTAGACACGCAATTTGGTGATGTTGGTGGCTGGAGTACCTTTTCTGTCTTTGATAATGGTATTGAGGTCAATGTCGCCGCTCCTGCATATGTGACCAATGCCATCAGTCTGATGCACCCACAAATGGCTAGTATGGTTGGCGAAGGCGCACTGGCCTTCTTTGGGGGCATCACACGCCGGATGGCAACCTCGGCAAACCTGGGATTCTCCGTTACAAACGTCGCGCGTGACTGGGTGGATATGGCGATACTCGGACGGGTCTTGGGAAAGGACAATGGCAACTTCTGGAAATTCACCAGCGAGTGGTTTTCCCTCCTTCCCCAACAGTTAAAACGTGCCTTCCGTGACCCACGCACAGCGGTCAGAGGACGGGATGCCTTTCTCCAAGCCGGGGCTGGTGGGTCCACACAGGCCATTGAGATTAACCCTCGTGGGTTCCTCAAGATTGATGAGCTTGAGAGTGCCGCGCTCAATTCATGGGGCAAAGTCAAGAACACCCTTGATCGAAAGCTCTTCGGCACGATTGAGAAATTCAGCAACGTCCTTGAAGAAAATACCAAACTCGCTGCGTGGAACATGATGACCGGGACCTCTGGTGGACGAGTCGGTCGCAAGTTATCAGATGAAGCACGCCGGAAGGTTGCGCTAGAAATTCGACGATACGGTGGGTCTCCTGACTTCGCTGTTCGTGGTTCTCAATCACGGCAATACAATGCGCTAATCTTGTTCTTCAACGCACAAATGCAGGGCATCATGCGAAATGTCCGTGGGTTTGGACGACTGACCGAGAAAGGACAACGAAAACGAGTCGGGTATTTAATGGCCGGGGTCTTGGGCACTGAACTCCTTCGGAATCAAATGAACCGTGCCTACGTAGACAGCGATGGCACACCCTCGATGGACCGCATTACAGATTCGGATGAAGAGAATTACTTCTCTTTTGTCATCCCATTTACCGAAACGATTGATGGTGTCGAGCGCTACCGGATTCTAAAAATGTCAAAGGGCCATGCGGCCCGTCCGATCTTCAACCCGGTCGCCTCCTTGATTCGGAATGCTGACCGTGAGGTGACCGAGGCAGGTCCACAACGCGGACGTCGTGGTGCTGGTCAAATTGCTGTCGATGTTGCCTCACAGTTCCTACCGGGGAGTTTTAACATTCGGACAGACAAACCTATTCTTCGTGAAGTTGCCCGTGGGATCGCCGCCTCGCTCAATCCCATACTCAAGATACCTATAGAGCAGATGCAAAATCGGCAGATGTTCAGTGATATTCCTATGGTGCCGAGACGCATGGAGTCGCTCTCCCCATCAGAGCAATATCTACCTGGAGAGACCAATCCCGCTGCCATCGCCACTGCTGCCGCACTGAAAAAGGTTGGCATAGATTGGTCTCCGATGCGAATAGAGTCAGGGATACAGAGTGCCTTCCCCGGTCCCGGTGAGATGCTTACGGGAGCCGCAGGCGCGACTGTACAAGCGGCGACCGGAGAGTTATCACCACAGGAAGCCCTTACCGTTGCCGCAGAGGAAGTAATCGACCCTATTCGCAGGCGATTCAAGGGGTCACCGGGTGACCAGCTAGACCGTGACCAACAGAGCGTCTTCTACGAAATGCTCGAAAAGTCAACCGGCGCACAGGCGTTATTAAAACGCTATGAGATGGAAGGTGACCTTGAGGGTTTCAAAAAAGCACAAGAGGAGAACCACAATCTGTTAGTCATGCGCCTTCCCCTGAATCGTATTGCGAGGAAAC